CAATGCAAGTAGATAGCGTACCGGAAATAAAGTACTGCATCATGGGCAGAGAAGTCGGAGAGAGTGGAAGTACACTACACCTTCAGGGTTACTGCATGCTCGAGGATCGCATTAGTTGGAATAAATTGACGAGGCTACTGGGCGATGTTCATATTGAGTGTCCCAAAGGGACCCCGTATCAAAATTATGTGTATTGTTCCAAAGAGAAGAATGTGATCGTAGAGATCGGAAGTAGACCCATAGATGGGAAGAGTGGGAAGTCCAAAACCGATTATCTTGAGGTGATCAGGCATGCTAGAAGTGGAGATTTAGTAACCTTGGAACAGGAATTTCCTAGGATATTTTTTAGCCAGCGGGGCGCTATCGATAAGCTTCGCCTCGAAGGGCCCAAGCCGGAATGGAAGGAAAAGAGAGGTTTATACTTGGTAGGTAGTCCAAGGTGTGGAAAGTCACGATTCGCAAACACGTTTGACGATTCTTATATTAAGCCCCCCACAAAGTGGTGGGATGGTTATACTAACCAGAAAGTTGTCATATTGGAAGATTTGGACAAATCCAATTGCCAAGGATTATCATGGTTCCTCAAGACATGGATGGACGGATATGGTCATAGCGGAGAGAATAAATTCGGAGGTACCTGGTTACCCTTCGAAACTTTTATTGTGACGAGTAATTACAGAATAGAGACGTTATATGGCGACGACCCAATGTTAATTCAAGCTTTACATGGGCGTTTTAAGGTATTGGTTGTGGTGGCTCACGAGGTGAGTCCTGAAGGAATACTTGAAATTATATGTCAAGATCCAGCTAACCCTCTAGAAATTAAGAGATTTAATATATATAATGTATTTGATTAATTAAATTAGTCGAGCCAGTATGTACGTACACAATTCTCCATAACTCCATATTGACCTTCGAGACCTTCGTGTGAAGCAAACATGGCAATGTAAGTTTGTCTATATGGGCGTTTCGGGGTCTGGTCTGTGGCTGAATCGAAAATTACCTCTTTAAATTTACGACTGAATCGTATCATGATCCGTTTACGGAATTGATGATTGACGTTAATCGCATCGTTTTGGGGAACGAGTGGGGTTTGATGTACTTTATCGTATAACACAGTCACCTTACCCTTATTTGTTGGGTTTATCATTGTGGTACAACCTGCATCTTCGGTATTAAACTGGAAGAAATTTGGAATGGCGTCAGTGAGTCCTATAAATTCAGCAGAAGTGAATAGTATAACCCGCACGGCAACAGAGAATATTATATCACCAGCGGCAGTGCCGTTATTCAACCAAGGATTGATCATGATTGTGAAATATGTTGTACATTTTTTGAGAGAGTTACCAATCCGCAAATTGGCTCCAGCTCCTGTCAAAGGCCAGTTATTGGTTAATATCCACCAGTTTCGTGCAGGCAGCGCTGTGCTTGCTGCAGTGACTATATTAAAGAGTGCTTTAGATCCGATGGTAAAGGCTTTAAGTTTATATTCTACAGTTTTATTGATAGCTTTTTGGATTTTTTTGTCCACTCTTTTCATGAGTGAAGCAGGCTTTTTAGAGGTCCTTGCTTTCTTCGATCCCAAGGTAGATGTTCTACGTGTTCGTTTCATTAAATTAAATTAAAAGCTAAGATACAGGAAATTAGTTAGTTAGTAGCTTAGGGTAATAGTAACCTAAGCCACGACTAAAAAATTTGGGTGGTCGGCTCCGCCTCCTTGACGAGCCAGCTTCGCGGCACGCCCCCTTCGTCCACCCCCCCTTTATTATTTTTTTTTTTATTTTTTTTTTTTTTTTTTTTCATCTACAGCGCGGAACGAAGGCTAGTATTACCTGAGTGTAGCTAGCTGTAGTTGTAGCGGTTTTCATATGTGAAAAATTATTCATATATGTATTATACCCTACCTCTACACCCCTTACGGCAAGGCGGGAGCCGCAGCCTCATCGCCGTGCGATATAGGTCCTTGTGACACACCTAAATACTAAACATTTCACCTCACATCCACACTTCACAACAATCTTACCTAATAGAATTTGGTCCAGAGTGTGTGTAAAAATTCTCGGAAAAAACACAAAATCCAGACTTAATAAATAGTTCAAAAAACTATGTCTGGAAAGCCAGTGTTTAGAGAAAAAAATAAGAAGTCCCGTAAACAAAAGAAGTCCGTCTTCAAGGGAAACAATTACACCCAGCAATTAGGAAGAACTATCGGTAGATTTCCAGGTAGTGGATTCCCGGATAGTCTGCATATGAAGATGAAGTACGTATCAACCGTATCAGTAAGTACATCTTCAGTAGACCAAAAATATTCCGGCAATGGAGTATATGATCCAGATATTACTGGAACCGGATCACAACCTAGATATTTCGATGAATTAGCGCAGATATATGGTAGATATCGAGTAAAAGCATCATCACTTACATTAGAATTTATTAACCGAGGAACAGAACCCTTTGGAGTATGTATATACCCATCACCAGACGTCACTACAACAACCTATTTAAATGCATTGGAACAGAGAGACGGAATACCATCACAAGTAGTATTTGCAAATCAAGGCTTTGGATTGAAAATGTCGTCATACGCCACTACAAAAAGTATAATTGAATTCCCTGGGGATGATTCATTACTTTGGGGTACAGTAAGTACAAATCCGACACAACAATGGTATTATCATGTATGTGCTCAAAATTTAACAGCAGTACCAGCATCAAATGTCTGTACCATGATGGTAAAAATAAATTATTACATTGAATGGTTTGATAAATTTCAGGCAAGTCCATCATAAATTAGTATATCGATCGATATACTAATTTATGATGGACTTGCCTGAAATTTATCAAACCATTCAATGTAATAATTTATTTTTACCATCATGGTACAGACATTTGATGCTGGTACTGCTGTTAAATTTTGAGCACATACATGATAATACCATTGTTGTGTCGGATTTGTACTTACTGTACCCCAAAGTAATGAATCATCCCCAGGGAATTCAATTATACTTTTTGTAGTGGCGTATGACGACATTTTCAATCCAAAGCCTTGATTTGCAAATACTACTTGTGATGGTATTCCGTCTCTCTGTTCCAATGCATTTAAATAGGTTGTTGTAGTGACGTCTGGTGATGGGTATATACATACTCCAAAGGGTTCTGTTCCTCGGTTAATAAATTCTAATGTAAGTGATGATGCTTTTACTCGATATCTACCATATATCTGCGCTAATTCATCGAAATATCTAGGTTGTGATCCGGTTCCAGTAATATCTGGATCATATACTCCATTGCCGGAATATTTTTGGTCTACTGAAGATGTACTTACTGATACGGTTGATACGTACTTCATCTTCATATGCAGACTATCCGGGAATCCACTACCTGGAAATCTACCGATAGTTCTTCCTAATTGCTGGGTGTAATTGTTTCCCTTGAAGACGGACTTCTTTTGTTTACGGGACTTCTTATTTTTTTCTCTAAACACTGGCTTTCCAGACATAGTTTTTTGAACTATTTATTAAGTCTGGATTTTGTGTTTTTTCCGAGAATTTTTACACACACTCTGGACCAAATTCTATTAGGTAAGATTGTTGTGAAGTGTGGATGTGAGGTGAAATGTTTAGTATTTAGGTGTGTCACAAGGACCTATATCGCACGGCGATGAGGCTGCGGCTCCCGCCTTGCCGTAAGGGGTGTAGAGGTAGGGTATAATACATATATGAATAATTTTTCACATATGAAAACCGCTACAACTACAGCTAGCTACACTCAGGTAATACTAGCCTTCGTTCCGCGCTGTAGATGAAAAAAAAAAAAAAAAAAAATAAAAAAAAAAATAATAAAGGGGGGGTGGACGAAGGGGGCGTGCCGCGAAGCTGGCTCGTCAAGGAGGCGGAGCCGACCACCCAAATTTTTTAGTCGTGGCTTAGGTTACTATTACCCTAAGCTACTAACTAACTAATTTCCTGTATCTTAGCTTTTAATTTAATTTAATGAAACGAACACGTAGAACATCTACCTTGGGATCGAAGAAAGCAAGGACCTCTAAAAAGCCTGCTTCACTCATGAAAAGAGTGGACAAAAAAATCCAAAAAGCTATCAATAAAACTGTAGAATATAAACTTAAAGCCTTTACCATCGGATCTAAAGCACTCTTTAATATAGTCACTGCAGCAAGCACAGCGCTGCCTGCACGAAACTGGTGGATATTAACCAATAACTGGCCTTTGACAGGAGCTGGAGCCAATTTGCGGATTGGTAACTCTCTCAAAAAATGTACAACATATTTCACAATCATGATCAATCCTTGGTTGAATAACGGCACTGCCGCTGGTGATATAATATTCTCTGTTGCCGTGCGGGTTATACTATTCACTTCTGCTGAATTTATAGGACTCACTGACGCCATTCCAAATTTCTTCCAGTTTAATACCGAAGATGCAGGTTGTACCACAATGATAAACCCAACAAATAAGGGTAAGGTGACTGTGTTATACGATAAAGTACATCAAACCCCACTCGTTCCCCAAAACGATGCGATTAACGTCAATCATCAATTCCGTAAACGGATCATGATACGATTCAGTCGTAAATTTAAAGAGGTAATTTTCGATTCAGCCACAGACCAGACCCCGAAACGCCCATATAGACAAACTTACATTGCCATGTTTGCTTCACACGAAGGTCTCGAAGGTCAATATGGAGTTATGGAGAATTGTGTACGTACATACTGGCTCGACTAATTTAATTAATCAAATACATTATATATATTAAATCTCTTAATTTCTAGAGGGTTAGCTGGATCTTGACATATAATTTCAAGTATTCCTTCAGGACTCACCTCGTGAGCCACCACAACCAATACCTTAAAACGCCCATGTAAAGCTTGAATTAACATTGGGTCGTCGCCATATAACGTCTCTATTCTGTAATTACTCGTCACAATAAAAGTTTCGAAGGGTAACCAGGTACCTCCGAATTTATTCTCTCCGCTATGACCATATCCGTCCATCCATGTCTTGAGGAACCATGATAATCCTTGGCAATTGGATTTGTCCAAATCTTCCAATATGACAACTTTCTGGTTAGTATAACCATCCCACCACTTTGTGGGGGGCTTAATATAAGAATCGTCAAACGTGTTTGCGAATCGTGACTTTCCACACCTTGGACTACCTACCAAGTATAAACCTCTCTTTTCCTTCCATTCCGGCTTGGGCCCTTCGAGGCGAAGCTTATCGATAGCGCCCCGCTGGCTAAAAAATATCCTAGGAAATTCCTGTTCCAAGGTTACTAAATCTCCACTTCTAGCATGCCTGATCACCTCAAGATAATCGGTTTTGGACTTCCCACTCTTCCCATCTATGGGTCTACTTCCGATCTCTACGATCACATTCTTCTCTTTGGAACAATACACATAATTTTGATACGGGGTCCCTTTGGGACACTCAATATGAACATCGCCCAGTAGCCTCGTCAATTTATTCCAACTAATGCGATCCTCGAGCATGCAGTAACCCTGAAGGTGTAGTGTACTTCCACTCTCTCCGACTTCTCTGCCCATGATGCAGTACTTTATTTCCGGTACGCTATCTACTTGCATTG